CGAGATGCTCAGGAGTCTCGTGGGCTCGGAGATGTGTATAAGAGACAGCCTCTATGGTGAGTTGAATAATTGGGAATACGATGAGAATGATGTTCAGTATCCTATAATGTACTATCTCGTATTTAAGTTTTATGGACATGAGTACGAAGCTTACTTCTCACACAAGTGGTTACAAAATGGTGACTCGGAACCTGTATCATTATCTGGGGATACCGAACTGTTTGATAGCTTCAATAGGAAGCTGGAAGAAGGTGATTTTTTGGAAGAAATCAAACAGGCTTGTGCAGATATTTGGGCTGATGAAAAAGATATGGATGATTAACATATAACAAAATAAATAATAGTATGGCATGCAATTGTAGAGAACAGATAACGAAAATGATTCGTGAACAATTAGGTGATCCATTGGCAAATATTCGTGGTGTGATATGTTTTGGCAAGGATGGTGTTCCCCAGTTTAAGCCGACGGTTGCTATCACGTATCGGAAAAAGAAAAAGGATAGCAGTTTTTGTAAAGCGCAAAGTGAGATGGAACTTTCATACGAATACTGCCCGTTTTGCGGACGTAAATTTGAGGAAGACAAAGAAATTAAAAAGGAGGACAAACAATGAAGAAAGGTCAGAAGGTGCGCATCCTGCGTACCAATCAGGTAGCAACAATCGTCGAAGTGGAATTGATTCGTAAAGGTGGCAAAGTACATCGGTACTGCCATCTGAAGGTAGGTAACAAGCAGGACTTATGGTTAGACTCTTCAGAACTGGGGGGATTGGTGGAAAGGTGCCGGATTACTTTCCATGATGACAGAGGGCAGGAATTATACTTCGATATGGAGCGTGATTATGGTAAGGAGAATTTGAGCATGACATTGACCGGACGTCCAGAAAACCTCAAGGAGCATCACGGAATCAATAGAGTGATGGCCGAAATGTTCCTCGATGGTTTTAAGGCACACCAATCTCATTCTTGATAATCACCACAACATATGACGGAAGAAAATCTTACACCATATATCCCTATCGGAACTTTATTCAAATACCTGCTCAAGGATTACCGTAGGGAGCGACAGCGCACCATTCATATGGAGGCCCAAGTCAGAAGTCTGTTAAAGCGGAACGCCTATCTTGAGCAGGAAATAGGCAAAGTAAAGCAAAGACTGCTGAAGAAGGTGGAAAAGAGTGAGAAACAGATTGATTACTCGCAGGAAATCAGCCGGCTGCACCAGGCTGTTTCCTGCCGGAACAACACGATAGAGCAGCTCAGGAATGAGAATGCCCGACTGAAAAATGAACTCGATACGTATTTGCTGTTTCTCGGTAAGATTTAAGTCCTACCATCCGAACCCGGAAACAGTGTAATTCGTAGCGGCAATATACAGAACTATGTACTTTACTCAAGACGATATAAAACGAATCAAGGAGGCTTCCAAAGGCAGGCTCCTCGATGTTATCGGTGACTTCCACGAACTGCGCAAACGGGGGGCCGAATATAAATGCGAATGCCCTAAATGCCATGGACAGGAGAAGTTGCATATCTCTCCGGCCAAACAGATTTTCAAATGCTTCAGTTGCCCGGATATAAAAGGCAAGGAACCGCTGGACTATCTGCAGAGGGCAGAAGACATGCAGTTCCTGGAAGCATGTGATTACCTGGCACGCAAATTCAATGTACTGCTCGATCCGAAGCCGGAGAAAAAGACTCCCAAAGCCGCCAAAATGAAAAAACGGAGCAAGGAGGCCAAGGGAGAAAACGTAGATACATTCTGCGCCCGTATGCTTGCCGGCAGCGGGCTGACCTATCAGGACGTGACGGCACATATCTTCAAGAAGGGAGATACACAGAGCATTTTCGAGGCGAAGACTTTCCGTCCGGGAACCGTTGACGAATACGGCAATATCGTTGATGGGGATGATGTCATCATCGAATATTACGACCTGGACGGCATGCCGGTCACTTACACCCGTAAACTTCCGGGGCGTGGCAAGCAGGAACTCAAAGTGTATTACCGCGTCCGCTGGCAGTTCCCGGACGAACACCGGGATGAGAAAGGAAAGCCATTCAAATACAAATCCCCTGCACAAAGCGGAACCCCCATCTATATTCCGGAGCGCATGAGACAGATGTACAAGAGGAAAGAGCAGTTCCCAAGACTCTACATCCAGGAAGGGGAAAAGAAAGCGGAAAAGGCATGCAAGCACGGTATCCCCTCCATAGCGGTCAGTGGCATCCAGAACCTGGGACAGAAAGGGGCGTTGCCGGAGGATCTTGTCAAGATAATCACTGTCTGCGGGGTCAAGGAAGTGGCTTTCATTTTTGATGCGGACTGGAATGACCTATCCCGTAACATTAAGTTCAATGCTCCAGTTGATTTTCGACCACGCAGTTTCTTCTCCGCTGCTCGAAACTTCAAGGAATACATGCGTATGCTGAAGAACCGCGGCATCATGGTGGAAATATTCATTGGCCACATCAACAAGAACGATGAAGGCGACAAGGGACTGGACGACCTCTTGGCCGATAAGCTGGCCGGCCATGAAGAGGAACTGGCCGAAGACCTGGAATTTGCCTGCAATGAAAAATCCGGAATGGGAAAGTATGTGGAAGTATTCAAAATCACCACATGGAATGACCAGAAGCTGCGGGAATTATGGAACCTGCACAGCCATGAGAAATTTGCCGAGCAGCACCGCGAGGTCCTGCAGGAGCTTCCGGAATTTATCTTTGGCCGCTATGCCTGGAAGTTTGACGAGAACGGCAAATTGGTATCTGCCCTACCCTATGATGAGGATGAGAAATTCTGGAATGAAGATTATAAGGAAACGAACGGTAATAGGGTGCCGGTATTTGAATATGATTATGTGGCCGCCAAGACTTTTTTCCAGAACCGGGGTATCGGCCGTTACCGCCTGCTCGATACCAAACTCTGGACATATATCCATCTGGAGCCGCCGGTAGTCCGTACCATTGACGTGGAGGACGCACGCGATTTCATGTTCGCCTTTGCCGAACAGAACTGCAGCCGTTTCGTCAACAACCAGCTGCTCAAGGGAGGGTCGCAATACGTCGGACCGTTCCAAATGTCAAGGCTCGCCTTCATCCAGCCGAACTTCATCTCCCCGTCCCGTGACGAGCAATATTTCTATTTCCGCGACCGTTGCTGGCACATCACCCAGCATGAGGTCAAGGAAGTGGGATATGAAAGCATCACCCACCAGATATGGGATGAACAGCGGAAGAACACCGATGCCAGGTACCTCGGCCACCCCCTCATTATGTTCAGTGAGAAGGACGGCAGGTATGATTACGAACTCTCTCCGGAAGGCAGAAAATGCCACTATCTCCAGTTCCTTATCAATACCAGTAATTTCACCTGGAGAAAGAAGCCGGAAGAGATTGAGGAGAGTGAAATCTTTGAAAACAATCTTCATCTGCTTTCTAAGATGTGCGCCATCGGCTACATGCTGATGGAATGCAAGGACGCGAACGTGACACGTGCCGTTATCGGCATGGACGGCAAGCAGTCGGAAGTCGGTGACAGCAACGGACGCAGCGGCAAGTCACTTGTCGGTGAACTGATGCGCCAGGTTGTCGATACAGTCTATATATCCGGGAAACGGACGGACATCTTCAACGACAGCTTTATCTGGAATGACATCGACGAACGGACACGCCTGGTATTCATCGACGATGTCATGCTGAACTTCAACTTTGAGTTTCTGTTCCCCAATCTCACCGGAGACTGGACCGTGAACAAAAAGGGTGGCGCACGCATTACTTATCCGTTCGCCAAATCGCCGAAAGTATATATTCCTACGAACCACGCCATCCGCGGTACCGGTTCCAGCTATACCGACAGGCAATGGCTGATAGCCTTCTCCGATTTTTATAATGACAAGCACAAGCCCATGGATGATTTCGGGGTACTGTTCTTTTCCGAATGGGACTTCACCCAGTGGAATCTGACCTGGAACATGCTGGCCAACTGCATACAGCTCTATCTTAAATTCGGGGTCGTGCAGGCACCGGGCGAACGCCTGCAGCAGCGTAAGCTAAGGCAGGAGATTGGCGAGACCATCATATCCTGGGCAGACGAATACTTCAGCAGCGAGGAGCACTGTCACCGTACCCCACGCAAGGAAATCTACGATAATTTCCGAAACTATGATCCGCAACAAAGTAAATATATCAGTTCCACCGCCTTCAAGGACAAGATAAAGAAATACTGCGAATGGAAAGGCTGGGTGTTCAACCCGCATAAGTATGACGCCAAAAGCGGTCTACCTCTCTTTCTGAACAAGGATGGGCAACCGGTCATAGATGACAAGTCCGGAGGAGTGGAATACTTCACCATAGGAAAGACTGCCGGAGAGCAAGTGCCCCAGAATGAGCCGCTTGAATTACCGTTAGCCAATCCGGACAACAAACTTGCATTCTGATGGGCGAGACACATTCCAGTATTATGGCCAGGCTTATGCCACTCTACGAGATGGCACCCGAACGTTTCATGGCATTCTATGATGCGGTCTATCTGATGTGTGTCGATCTGCCGGAAGGCTGCCGGTTCCGCATTTCAGACCGTTGCCGGGAAAAAGACCTGGAACTGTTCCGGGACATTGTGAAGACCCTCATTGCAGAACAGCCTGATGACAAATATGCAGGACAATTGGAACTGTCGGATGATATGGAGTATGTGCGGCGGACAACCGGCTTTAAACCTTCCGGGAACCGCTTCATCCCGAAATGGAGAAAGGGATAGGATATGCCAATTTATTATGATGTAAAGATACATATTTTCAACGAATTACGCAAACAATCATGCTGAAAAAAGAGCACAAAATATTGGTGGTCGTTTCTCCGGAACCGGCTGAACGCAAGAGACTGTTGAGCCGCCTGGCAGTACGGCTCGGCTTCGCACTCATCCCTTCGGATGCGGCGAAAATCATATCGAACGACATCTACGGCATAGACTTGGCGACGGCCTATTTCGTTTTCTGCAGCAGCTACAATTTCCGTGGAGCCGTACTCACCAACCAGCGCTTGTATGAAATGGCGGCGCGGGGCTTGTGTGTGGCTGTGGGAGTCCGTTCCGTTCCCCGTGAATATGAATTCATCTGCAAGGTGTTCTATCCGGAAGATTTTCCGTGATGACATTCCCGGAAAACACAATGCGGAGTATTCTTGAAAGTGTATATTAGGTATTTGTCTGCATCCGGCTGTGCGTGAGTACAGCCGGATGCAGTTTTTTCTTCTGCCCCTTCCCCCCTCCCCCCAACCCGTCATAATAACGATTCGGACAAACGTGCATGGAAGTGGCAGCAGACATGAGAATTCCCGGAGGGGGTATATTATTCTTTTTTTATTCTTCTTTTTAAAATTGGACTACCTTAAAAAACAGAGAAAAAATCGTGCATTCGTACGGATGTGCGAAATTAAGCATATATCAATCTGATATACAGATGCTTACAAGCGTACAAATTCCGCACGAATCGTGCACGAATAGCGCACGAATTGTACTTTTCTTCAAAAAACGGCAAAAAGTACGCAAACGAAAGAATTAGTACGGTTTTGTACGCTTTTTGTACGATTATAAAAACTTGATATTCAGCAATATACAAAACAAACCATGTACAAAAGTACTGTCGCACGATTTTTACGCTATATTCGTGCAAGGGCTTGGCTATATTACCGGTATTTTGTATATTTGTGTAAAAATCAATGTTTTAAATGACGAAAAAAGACCGATTTGTGTGTTGGCTCCCTTGCAAGCCTTATGTCAAGCAATTCCTGCTGTACAATTTCAATGCCCCGGACGACACTTGGACAGAAATAGTCAATCTGTCCCCGGACAAGGAGCTGCAGAACGACTTCCTTTCCAGGCTTGCAAAACCCGGACGATACGAGAACAGATACCGGAACCTGGCACGATATACCGCCAACGTGGCGGTGGAGATACGCCGTGATGACTTCTACCGATACGGATGGGCGATGTCGAATACCGAAGTGGTGGCGTTCGGCAGTAAGGTGGAAAGACGGATCAAGCAGATGCTTTTCCTCTATCTCGACACCCATGTCAGTATCGGAATCCCACTCTCGACCGCCATCCGCAACTTTCAGAACAGCTTCGGCTTTGATGACGACACCTGGTCTTATGAGACTATCCGCAGGGAGTATAATCGGCATGGATATAGGAAAACGGTGGAGAATACCACGATTTTAGACTTTATTAACCGTATAATTTTGGGGAAGTTGTCCGAATTCGGGACAATTTCCCAGCAGGGAAAAATGGCTTATGAAAGCAATGCATTATGATTTTGAAAACGTCGGAGGATTGTTGCAGGTGATTGCCGTGCCTCCGGCCTCGTTCGTGCAAATCCGTAAGGACTATGCCGCCGGTCTGAACTATCTGGAACTCCGCAACCGGGAGGATATTGTTTCCATACCGGTATATGCCAATGACACCTATTCCTATAATGAAGACAAGGAGGTGAATGACGCGGGGGACTGCTGGAACGTTTCCATTGAAGGGGTGATTCCGAAACTTTCCCCGGCAAACCATCAGCTGATGGAGATGCTGGAGCGTGGCTTGTGGTATGTGCTGGCAGTGGACGGCAACGGGGCGGTCCATTGGTGCGGGCAGGAGGACGCACTCATGCTGTTCGCCACAAACAAGACAAGCGGACGTTCCGTGTCGGAACGGAACGGCACCTCATTCACGTTCACCTGCATCCAGGATGAACCGACCGTCTATATTGAAAACATGGAGGAAATATAACCGTACGGCTTCCTTTGCTGACACGCAACATTCTTTCAGTCAAATATTTATCTGTCCGCTGACGGTACCCAATGTCCTTGGGTACCGTTTTTTTTGCGTTTTTCTTTGCGCAAAAATAAGTTTTATGAACGAGACAGTTATCACATTATTCGGAGCGATTGACCGTTACTGGTACAACAAAAACTATCTGAAATACTTCCTTGACAAGGCCAAAGGCCAGCCCGTACGCCTGAAAATTTCCAGTTATGGCGGTGATGTGGCCGAAGCGGTCGCCATGTCCGCCTTGATGGCCGAGCACGGCAATGTGACGGTGGAGTTCATCAGCTTCAACGCTTCGGCGGCCACCATATTGGCGTTTGGCGCCAAGTCCATCGAGATGCACGAGGACGGCATGTGGCTGGCGCATAAATGCAGCCTGGGAGTGGACATCTGGGGCCAGCTCAATGCTGACCAGTTGGAGGATACCATCAAGGAACTGCAGAACAAGAAGAAGAGCGCGGAAGCCATTGACCTGATGATTGCACAGAAGTACATCAACCGTAGCGGCAAAAGCCTGAAGGAGATTATCACCCTGATGGAAGAGGAACGCTGGATGCCTGCCGCCGAAGCCAAGGAATGGGGATTCATAGACAAGATCATTCCCGGTACCCATAAAAAGCCGCAGGTGACCAATGAAATGACCGACTGCTTCACCGCGCTTGGTATACCGTTGCCGGCTATCGATTCGGAGGAGAAACCGGAACCGGAAGGCCGTGACAAAAACTTGGTCTCCCAGATTATCGACGGTATCAAAGGGCTGTTCCCTACCGGCAACAAGACTGACATTTCTAATTCAAATACAGTTATGCGTAAAGAATTTACTTTCATCAACCAGATCCTCAACAGCGAAGGCATTGAGGAAAAAGACGGCAAGATGTTGCTTACCGTAGAGAATCTGCAGGCCATCAATGACGCCGTCAAGGCCGCCAACGAAGCGAAAGCCAAAGCGGAGAAAGACCTGGCTGTCGCCAACACTGCCAAGGAGACCACCGAAAACAGTCTGACGGCAGTCGTGAATGACCTTGACAGCCTGAGTGACAGCATCAAGAATGCCGCCGACAACAAGGCCAAGGTACAAGTTATCCGTGACATTGTCGCCAAGATACCCGGAACGGGTACCGACAGCCACCGGGAAGCGAACGAAGACAACAAGTTTGCGGACATCGCCACAGACCCGATCAACAGTTTTGAGAATGAGTAACACCTAAACTATTCTATTATGGATTTTAAAGCACCTATTGACATTACCGCCGTTCTGACCGCGGTAAAAAAGCACAAGGACATCCTGAAGGCGGTCGACAAGCTCGACGCCTCGGAGGTGTTGAGACATTTCACTCCGGTACCGGGCATAACCGACTCCCTTGAACTGGGCAAGGTGGAGGGCGGAAGCATCTCCGGCAAGTACACCGGCAAATTCACTGCCGGAAAGTATCTGGGCAAGATTGTTCCCCGACGTCTGGTAGTGCGTCCCGTTGTAATGGAGATGTCCGACGAGCCTGAGCGCTACCGACGCACCTACATCGCCGAGGTTCCCGGTACACTCCGCAAGGAACACCCGTTCGAGCTGTGGCTGATCAACCACGGACATGAACTGGCATCCAATGACCTGCTGTTTGCCATTTTCACGGCAAAATACAGTGCAGATGAAGAAAAGACGGACATTCAGGACTCTTTCGACGGTATCGGTACCATTATCACCGAAGGCGAAGCTGTCGGAGACATCTCCAGTGCCGAGGGTAACGTTTATGCGACCGGTGAACTGTCCCGTGCCGATATCGGGGAGAAGCTGCTGGAAATGTGGCGCCACATGCCACGTACTTTCAAGCGCAAGAAGAACATCAAGATGTTCATTTCCGACGATCTGGGCGACATGTACGATGACTGGCGCAAGGACGAAGGCACCATTGTCATCGGACTCAAGGAGGACACTTCCGACACGCAGCACCTGCTTGGTTCCAACAACCGTTGCGAGCTGGTGCGCGTTCCGAACCTTCCCGACGGCAGCCAGTTCGTCATGCTGACCACCAAGGAGAACGTATGCTACGGCTTTGACAAGGAGAGCGACTTCAAGTCCATCAAGCCGTTCATGTCCGGCAATCCCTATACGTTCGATGCTGCGGGCAAGTATGTGATCGGTTTCCAGTTCGTGTCTGTGCACAAGTCCGAGTTCTGCGTCAACGACCGTCCGGTGGACCCGGAAGGGACCAATCCGTTCGGATACATTGAAGTGACGATTACGCCGGATGAAGCGGCCAACAACGGAGGCAAATGGCGCATCCAGGGCGAGGAAGCCTGGCGTGAGTCCGGTACATATGTGGCAGTTCCCGGTGGAAAGGAATATACCGTCGAGTTCCTGGAGGCTGCCGGATACACCACTCCTGCCGTGCAGAAGAAGACGCCCGCTGCGGGTGCAGTAGAGAAAGTGACGGGTACATACGTTGTTAAATCTTAAAAAATGGCGTGATTATGGCAGAAGTAGACCCTAAATTATGTATTGCCCTTGATGATATCAACGAGGCAATGGACTGCGAGAACCAGGACAACATGGGCGGTATCATACCGTCCGTCATCTTCGGTTATCATGCGGATGTGGCCACATGGCCGGACTACCCGAAAAAGACGGAATCCCCTCTTTCTCTTGAAGAAGCCGGTACATTGGTCGGTGACCTGGTCATGAAGGAAAGTTGCAGAGCATACAAGATGGATTTCACCGACGAGCTGGCCGAATTCAAGATTACCGACCAGGGAGAAAGCGGTGGGGAATCGTTCCTGATGGACCTGAATATAATTTCTGCCAAGATGCGGAAGAAGATATTCGGTTTTGAGAATGCGACCAAAGGGCGCAAGATGTTCTTTATCGTGACCGACAACAACGGCACGAACTACCTGATGGGTGACAAGCGGCGCGGTGCGCTCCGTGCATCGGGTGACGGCGCCACTACCGGAGCAAGCTCCACTGCCCGCAACCAGAACACCCTCCACTACACCTTTACCGCACCGCGCAAATGTGTGTATGAGGGGGATACGGAGGATATCCTGACTGTAAAAGCCGCATCAGAAGAGCCATAAGCCTTTTTTGTTCATGATTGGTTGTTCATGTCCGTCTCTCGCTCTTAGGCAGGGGCGGACATTTTGTTTTGTCCTATTCCGGCAACAAAAATCGCAATAGCTTTGCGTACATCAAAAAACAACGTACAATGTCAAAGATTACACAGAACTACATCAAGGCGCGCAGGGACGGCATCAAGTGGCTGAACTCGCAGAAACGTGATTACAGCACCGGTGTGAATATCCTGACCCGTTCAGGATATAAGGGGTTTGTCGCCGCACGTCTGGCACGCCAGGGCGAAAAGCCGCATACCCGCGAGAAGCTGGAGTATGAAATCCGGCAGATGATCAAGGTGTGGTACCATCCGGATGACCCGCGCTTTGAGGATGTGGACCTGGCAGATGATGCAATGACGGGCAATGACGGGCGTTCCGAGACGGTTCCCGAAGAGACGGCTGCCGCCATTGTCGCCGTTGCGGAGAGGGAATTGGCGCGTGAGGCGGACGAACAGCCCGCCTATCCTCCGGTGATGGCCAAAATCATCTATGACTTCCGGGAATGCTACAACGAACGTTCACGCCAGCACCGGATGCTTGCCGCACTGGGTGAGACAAACACGCAGGCTGTATGCACGCAGCGCAAGGATATTGTCGCCCGTATAGCCTTTCTCTCCAACCGCATGACACTGCTGGCTGCCATCAAAAGGCAGTTCGAGCAGGACAGGCAACTGCCGACTGAAGAGCAGCTGGACGAACTCTACAAAAAAGCGGATACCCCCGAAGAAAATCCGGAAAAGGAAGAGGACGAGACCGACATCAGTTCCCTATCCGTGGAAGAGCTGAAGAAAGCGAAATCCAATGCCAAGAGCAAGATTACCAAGGCAAGGAACATGCTGCTGTACTCTTCGGAAAGCAAACCCAAGGACGGCAAGGAGAATCCCCTTCCCGACTGCCCCAAACGCGTGAAATACGAGAAGAAGGTGGCTGCCCAGGAAGCACTGGTGGAAAGGATAGAATATCGTTTGGCAGAACTGCAATAGGTTAGGTTATGCTGGTCTGTTGCAGCGAAATTGAGAATAAGATGATGCCGGTGGATGATGCAGTAAGTCCTATGCAGGGAGACCGATACCCGACAGGCTACATCCGCCGAACGGATGCGGCAGCCTCCGGCCACGATCTGGCTGCGGAGAAGCTGCTGCATCCGGACGCCATGGGGGTGCTGGTACCCGGCAGGGACAAGCATTTCTACTCTTCAGGGGCGTTCAACCTGATCCAGTTGATTTTCTATATTCTCAGACAGACGGGACCGGCACACCTGCTGCTTACCACCTATTCCATCTCCATGGACAGCATTGCGGCGATTCACCGGAAGGTGGAAACGGGTGAGCTGTTGTCGGTGCGGTTCCTGATAGACAACCGGGTACGCAGCATATCACCCAAACCGTTCGATTATCTGGTGACCACGTTCCCGGACTGCTACCGTTGCCTCGCGCTTCATGCGAAGGTGGCGCTGCTGTATAACGAGGACTGGAAGATTACCGTAGTGGGCAGCCAGAACGCCACGCACAACCCGAAGCTGGAACGTGGAATCATCCATACCGGCAGAGATATTTTTGATTTTGACTTTAAAATGCTGAATGATGAATTTGACTCAGGAACAACGTGAGGAGATAGAGAAGATGGCCTATCGTTTGATTCCTCCGGGGCTGATAGCCATCAATATCGGTGCCGATGAGACGGACTTTCTCGCGGAACTCCGCACACCGGGCACCGAAGTCCGGACCGCCTTCTACCGGGGGCATCTTCGCCAGACGGTTGAACTCCGGGAGTCACTCATCAAGTCGGCCGTCAATGGCAGCAACCCGGCACAGCAGGAGCTTATCAAGTTCATCAAATCGCAACAGCAGTATCTTGAGTATGAATAACAACCGTCTGACGGCATCCAAAAGCAAGGCCGCACTGGAGGAGCAATCCTACGACCTTATACAGCAGCACATCATCGACCCGGAGAACAGTCCGCTGCCGGAGCATCTGCGTGTGCAGTGCAACCGGGTGCTGCAGATAGCACGCCTTTTGGATGACTATCCGAACGAGAGCCACATCATCAACATCATGCTGGCAAAATACCGTATCTCGCGTACCCAGATAAGGAAGGACATCGCCCTGGCAAAAGAACTGTTCAAGACACAGCACCAGTTCGACTGGGACTTCTGGTATGCCTGGATGATCAAGGACCAGATTCAGCTTATCCGGGATTGCAAACTCAAAGGTGATCTCAAGCAATGGAACAACGCCAAGAAAGTGCTGCATCAGATGATTGGTGAGAAGCCGGCTTCCGTCGAGGACCCGCGACGCATGGAGAAGAACGTATTCTACATCCAGATCAACAGTATGGGGCAAAAGGTGGATATTCCCCTGAATGCCGTCCGCAACCTTTCCCAGGAAGAGCAGAAGGTTCTGGTGGATTCGATGTACACGCCTATCGACGACGCACAAGCGGAAGAAATAATGAACTCATAACAGATTACCCATGAAAAAATTGACAAACAAACGACTCATCTCTTACCTGGTTGACCATAAGCACATTGATATGGTATCGGTCAGCAAGACACAGATTGTCTGTACCGTATCCGCCAGGTTCAGGCCGGAAGAGGTGCCACAGCTGCTGGCTGATACCGGGCAGGACATGCCCCGCATGACTTCCTCCGAAGGTGTGAACTACATTGTTTTCCCACGATATTGATACGGCAGAGCAATGGACGAAAACGTCTGGGAAGAGGTCATACAGGTCAATCCGGCGCAGGCGGCATTCCTCGTGATGCCGTACAAGAACGGATATGTCATCTACTCGCGTGCCACGGGTAAATCATTCATTACCGGTGCCGTGATAGATGACAACATCCGGCTGATGCCACGCGGCATCACCACACTCACCCAGGCCACCATCGGGCAGGCATTGACTAAGACCCTGCCTTCAGCTTTCAAGATGCTGGAGATGCTTGGTTATAAGCAGTGGGATCCGGTCAGCAAGACCGGTGACTATGTGGTGTGCCGCCGTCCCATCGAGGGATGGTACAAGCCATACGAGCACATCATGTCATTCGAGTACGGCATCAGCTTCAGTAACGGGCACATGCTTTATATACTCACCCAGGGCGGTAACAGCCGCGGTCCGAATGCGGACTACAACATCACCGATGAAGCGCTGACACTCGACAAGGAGAAGTTCGACCAGGAGGCGGCGCCGACCAACCGGGGTAATGAACACATCTTTGGCCGCAAGTCCGAGAATCCCGTTCTGAAGCATCACGGCAACACCTTCCTTTCCTCCATGCCTTACACGCCTGAACAGAAATGGTTGCTTGAACCGGCCAAGTATTATGAAGAAGAACGCGGCATCCGGCTGTTTGATGTCTGGAATAAGATTGTGCGGTTACAGATGCAGCTCATTGATGCAAGGATTGCGAATGATGCGGGACTGTTCAAGGAGATCTGGAACGAGACCGTCCGTCTCAGGCAAAGTATCACGCCGTTCGTTTCACGTGACGGCACGCTCTTTATCCTTGGCTCCATCTTCGACAACATCGCCAATGTGGGCATGAACTATATCCTGAACCAGTACAAGGTGATGGATAAGCTTTCCTTCATGATAGAGATCCTGAACTTCATGGTGGATAAGATTGACAGCTGCTACTATCAGTTGGATGAACGCCATATCTATTACAATGCGACCAATGACGACTATATCCGTGACTTTGCCGAAGATCATAACTACAACTGGCAACAGCTTGCCAATAACGATGACAGCCGGCGTGACCTGGACTGCAATCCCAACCAGCCGATAGAGCTGACACCCGACTGGGGTAGTGCCGCTTCATTCCTGGAAGTGGCGCAGGAGCGCAACTATGACTTCGTGACGAAGATGCTGACACGTGAGCCGGTGGACAACAACATCAACGAGTTCTTCGTCAAGCGTGATGAAGAGGATGACACCATGGTGAACGCGCTGATGGACAAGTTCTGTCACTACTACCGTAACCATATCAACAAACACCTGCATTATTACCGTGACCGTTACGGGGATGCACGCCGTGCCAACAACAAGAAGTCCTACAACGAGCTTGCCATCGAGCGTCTGGAGAAACACGGGTGGACGGTGGAACAACACACCCATGCGGGCATGGAGCCGCCGCAGCATGACAAGTACCTGCTCTGGGCTTCTATCCTGGCAGAGAAAGACGAACGGTTCCCGAAGAAGCGTTTCAACGGCTCGAAATGCAAATATACACTCATCTCCATGAACAACACGCGTGTCATCGAGGACCGCGAGGGGCGTTTTGCCAAGGATAAGCGCAGCGAGCGTAACCAGTCCATCCTTCCGGAAGAAGCCACCCACTTCGGTGATGCGGTGGATAAGCGTGTATGGACGAAGTACGGGCACCTGCTCAGGCAGGCATACGGATTCGTGGACGCACGTATCTGATTCACCTCATACACATACATCCGCAATCACAATCGCAATGCTTATGGCAGAACTCGCAACGTCCGCAATGGGAATCGCTGCACTTTAGGACAGAACGCCGTGTGCAGGACTGGCCGAGGGGCATCCTCCTTGTCATATTTCCTTGTTTCTTGCGCTTTTGGTTGCGTTTTTGGATAGGGCGCGGTCGGCAGAAACTTCCGTTTCTGTTTCCATTCGGATGGAAAGAGGGGTATTCTGTATTCATTATCAAAGAAGTATATTTTTTATAACATTCATTAACAAAGAGCACGGCGTACGCAAAATCCGTACTGAAGGAACAGGCAGGCAAATCTATTTCCTTCAGTACGGATTTTGCGCGTCTCAGCGGTAAGTAGCGGCAGCTACTTGCGTTTGTCCGCATCCATGCAGGTACCCCGGTCTTTTCCGTTTCAATAGCTAAGGTAGAGACCGTAGAGCGGTATAGTTTTCAACTATGCGTTTCAGGCTGTTTCCTTTTCTGATTGTCGCCCTTCATTTCTGTTCCCTATCACCACGCAGTTTCGCTTTTTTGTGCTGCAAAGGTAAATGTTGACGTCGCTGGTTCAAGTTCGGACTGACGTTTCATAAAAAATCTCCACCCTTCGGGTAGTATTCAGGCCGTTCCGGTTTTCTGAAAAACTTGCTCTTGCTCCTTACAACACCTTTTGATGCAGCGTAAAAAAGGCGAAACATACCGCGTAGCGACAGGCGACGCAGAAAAAAAAAGCTCCTATCAGGGAAACAGCCAAATTTGAAAAGGCTCACACCCGGAAGCTCAAGGTTCAACATAAAAATTGCAGCATTATGAAAACATTTACTTACAAACAGGCTATCGAGGTCTTGAACAAGTTTTTCAAGGGGTACAGAATATTGAAGAAGTTTGACGGGATTAGGGAGTTGAGCATTCTTTTTCGGGATGCGAACGGAAAAAAATGGGAATTGCTTTCAACAGCCGACCCCTATTTTCAGACGGTAGAAGATTATGTGATTATAGAGGCGTAATATTTTAATACATAGCATCTTAATACATAGAATTATGAAAAAGGAAAGAGACGAAAAGAAAGAACGTGAAGCACGCTTGCTGAAAAGGCAGCAGTTGAAAACATTGTCGCAGTCTTTGGTTGCCCGTAGGGAGATGGGCGAATACATGGGCAATGAGGATGACACGGTAAACGGTCTGTTGCGGTTTCACTACGCCTGCAAAGGATATACCAACCTAAAGACTTTCAAGGAGTGGAAAGAGGCGGGCTACACCGTTCGCAAGGGAGAAAAAGCCCTGCTTATATGGGGAATGCCCATCACTTCGAAAGCGGAAAAACAGCGCATTGAGGAACTGAAAAAACAAGGCCGGGAAGAGGAAGCGAAAGAGGACTTTTTCCCCTTATGCTATCTCTTTGCCGAAAGCCAGGTGCACAAGTTAGAGAAGTAGGTTAACCACTATTTATAAATCATTAATTATTAACTTTTTAAAATTTACAACAATGGAAAAAGAAGTAAAAACAATCGGTCAGGAAGTAACTAAGGCAGTAGAAACCATGAAAGAGGCAGGCAAGCAGGGAAAGCAGCCCCAACAGCAACAAGAGAAAGCGGAAAAGCCCGATACCCCCAAGGGTAAGGGGAAGAGCCCTAAAAAGGACGAGGCTGCCAAATTGCAGGAGGAAATCAACCGCAAGACGAAAGAGCTGGAAAAATGTTTGGCCGAGCTGGAACGGAAGAAAGAGATTTCCCGTAACCGTACCGCATTCATCAACGCTATGGATAAGCTGGATGAAGCGGCAGGAAAGCTGAAAGAGGACAATTCTTTTGAAACGACCCTCTATAAATTGCGGTTTGCGGACGCTTCGGGCTATGGCAGTAATAGCGACATCTTTACCATTTCTAACCGTTATTTGCTGGAAGAGTTCATAAAGTTTATGAAGAAAAAAATACAGTCGAAAATCGAAGAACTGGAACAGCTTCTAATCAGTGAATAACAAACAGAATAGCCCACTTTCGGGTGGGCTACCTAATAAAATACGGATATTATGGATACTTTATTTGATAGCCCATGCCGCTACATGAGCGACAGTGAACTTTTGTACGAAATCAGTAACAACAGACAGATTGTTTCGGACATCGAACGCAGCAACGAAGTGATAGACCTTGAAAAATTGTTTTCCTCTTTGACTCCTGGGCGCAGGAGGGTAGCCGTAGCAGCCGTGGAGATATACAAGAGACAACAGTCGCAGCAGGTGGAATGCAGGCAGATATTAAGGAGTGAAGACATATACGAACTGATGGGGCCGTTGATAGGAGATTTGCCGAATGAGGAGTTTTGGGCCATATCTCTCAATCAATCTGCCAAGCTTATCAAGAAAGTACGTATATCGGTAGGCGGCATAGACCAGACTTCAGCGGATATAAGGCTGATTATGCGTGTGCTGATTGATACGGGGGCTACTCAGTTTGCAGCGGTACATAACCATCCGAGTGGTAACATCCGACCGAGCAATGAGGACAAGAGACTGACGGAGCAGCTTAAAAAGGCGGCAGGGTTATTAAATATTAGGATGATAGACCATGTAATTATAACGAATGGTGGATATTACAGTTTTGGCGATGAGGGGCTGATTTGACGGAGGGGTGCAGGGCGCACCCATTCCGTTTGCTCGCACGCTCGCAAACGAAATGGGGCCCGAAAAGCGGAATGACTGGTCGTGTGCCGTTCCTTCAACCACGGAGGGGCTTTTTTTGTCCTATGAGAGCGGATGGTTGGGTTCTATCTTTGTGACAAAAAAAGAGATATGATACGCTTTTTCACAAGATTCGTCGCCACCTATGGGTATGATTCACCGAAGGAGTTCTTTCTTTCGGTGGCTCCGAGCTTCAAGTACAACCTGCAATTTCCGGCCATCTCCTTCAGCGCCGTCACTGCCGTAGTCAGCGAATGGATAGGCATTACACCGTTCCTGGCCATGGCCATGCTCGTCGCCATTGTCTCAGAGATGTGGACGGGCATCCGGGCAAGCAAGGTCCAGGGAATAGGATTTGAAAGCTTCCGTTTCTCACGCTGCATCATCAAGCTGTGTATATGGCTGACCATCATCTATATCACCCACTCGTTCTATCTGGAAAGCAAGGCCGGAGCGGAAGAAAGCTTTGTCATGCTACTGGCCACCCTGTTCTTTTCCATTGTTAAGGTGTTCGTCATGACCTGGTTCTGCGTCGAGCACGTGACAAGCATACTGGAGAACCTGGCGGTCATCGACGGCAAGCCGAAAGACGCGCTGATCAAGCAGGTGGGAATATTGTGGGTGACAGTCACGGATAAATTCAGAAAAAAGGCCGATGAGACGGAAGGTTAGCCATATGTTGCTTTGTGCGGTTATCGCACTTCTCTCCGGCTGGGCCGGCCACTGGCTGGGTTCCCGGAAACGGAGCATTGTCCGCGTACCGGAAACGGTAGTCAGGCATGATACAATACGCCCTGCCATTCCGGAACCGGAGGTGATTGTCCGTGAGGTACCCACAGAAGTGGATACGGCGGCTATACTGGCCGACTATTTCTCGGAGAAGCATTATCTTGATACAATTATTGAACGCCCTTACCTGAAAGTGGAGCTGACCGATGTCATATCCCGCAATTCATTGCTTGACCGCACGGTAGTGGTGGACTACCGGCAACCGGTCGTCCACCATAACGCGCTGGTCTTGGGAATGGATGCGGGACGTTACGGATGTGTACTGTCCGCAGGGTACCGGCGTAAGTCCTGGGAGTTCAGGGCGGGCTATGACTTGTACAACAGGTCACTGGTGTTGGGAGTATCTAAAGACTTATGGAGATGGTGACAAATCTTGTAAATGACTCATATGTGTTTTCCTCTGACATGCAGGACATCCGCATTGCGGACGTGCATGACAAACTGAGCCTCAGGATAGAGGTTGACGGGCAGGAGGCACTGTCCGAAATTTATTATCCGGACCACAGCAACACAGTCATCATTTGCGACCCCGGAGACATTATCAATGAGTATTTTGTACGTCCTGATCTCAACGGTGGGGATGACCGTGTGGCCTTGCCGCCCATGGAGGTACGGCTGGAACTCTCGGACAGCGAATCCACCGAAAACTATACCCTGCATGTATTTTACTCAAGGTATCATGTGTCTTTTGACCCGCAGACGGACTTTATCTTCTACTCCCGATATAAAATCAAGCATATCAGGCAGAACAGCATTGACTATCTCTCCTTTTTCGTCTCGGCCAGGACAGAGGTATTTATAGACATCATATACATGGAGTCCGGCTCCAGCATCAAGAAAACCATAAAGCTCGAACAGTCCGGCACAGACCGCATGACGGCATATAACATGAGTCCGGTAAAGATAAGCCGGCTCTCAGGCGTCCAATGCGACAATATCATATCGTATGACGCACGCATCACCAACGGTACATTGACAGACCTTGTAAGGTATGTCCTTGACCGGCAGAACCACCGGGAAATGCACCAGTTCCTCTACTATAACGTGTTCGGGCTCCCGGAATCGATTTCATTTTCCGGACTGGTACAGTACAGTCCGGAACTGGAGGGGGATATTGCAGACCTGACGAAACAGAAACGGAGGTTCAGCCCTTTCTTCAACGATTTACGCACTGTCAATACCGGCTATCTGGACGAAAACAAATACAAGGCATTGGTGGACATGCTGACTTCTCCGGTACAGCGATGGTATGACACGCCATCGCTTCCGATGGAGATCATCATCACGGACATTGACTTTACCCATACCAAGATGGGAAACCAGCGGGTGAACGTGAACCTCACCTTCTGCCCGGCAAGCAGAAAGCACCAGGTATTTGACCGGTACTCGTTCGGTGGAGGAATATTTGACTACACATTTGACAGAACATTTGAATGATATAATGATATGGAGACAATACGCAGAAACCTGGCTCTGGCTGACATGGACATCCGCACGAACGAACGCGGACGCCGGCGCATCTTTTCGATAAAGTTCGTCAGTAAGGAAGGCAAGGTCTATTTCATGCCCCAGGCCTACGCCTGCGGTGCAGGACGCATGAACATGAAGGAATACCAGCTCCGGGGCGTGCAGCCCTGCGACTGCAAGGGAAATCCGGAAGGACACCCCTACCCTGTGGATATTGACCTGATACTGGAGTATAACAAAAAGAAAATAATATTCTGATGAACATATTGTTTAATTCAAGCGGCATTCCCCTGCTGATGCAGTCCACGTACATATTCGGCGAAACGACGGGGACACCCCAGAACGAAATGAAGGAGCGTACCCGAATCCTGGCGCCATATGACTTGTCGAATGTTTCCTATATAGACATCGACGGGGTGAAGGTGCGTCCGTGGGGAGATGAGAATGATTTCCCCCAGAAGGCGGCTGAAGAGATAGGAAACACCAGCGTGCTCAATACGGGCCTGAAGTTTCTTCGTAACCTGACACTTGGACAAGGCATATATCCTTGTACGGTGAACGGTTACGACAATGATGGTAACGAGATGCTGAAGCCCGTTACCGATAGCCGGGTACAAGCTTTTATTGCTTCCCGGAATGTGAGGCGCTACATGGAGAAAGTGCTTCGGGATTACTTGAAATTCGGCAACGGTGCCGTCCAGTTCGTGCCCTCGGTTGCCGGCAATTCTTTTGCAGGGGTCAATCCGGTCAATGCGCTTTACCGCCGTTATTCCGAAGTGGACGAATACGGCGCCTGCAAGTGCATCGTTTCCGGATATTGGCCGCAACGTCCGGACAAGGGACAATACACCAGGCTGGATGTCCTCTCCGAATACGACCCACAGATGCACGCTGAAGTGTTGAAGTTTGCCGGAAAGATGAAGGACGGTTTCATCATGCCGGTACGCGACAGTTGGAGCAATGACGACCTTTACGGCATGCCCATCTGGTGGCCTGCCTACGTTTGTGGATGGGTGGAGATAGCCCATCTTATCCCCCATTTCCTCAAGAAAGCCTACAAGAACCAGATAACCTGGAAGTGGCATGTACAGATACCGTATTCCTACTGGGAGAAGAAATACCCGTCCAAGGACTATTCTGCCAAGGAACGTGAGGCGGCCATACAGAAGTACATGGATTCTGTGGAGCAGAACCTTTGCGGACCGGACAATGCGGAGAAGCCCATCTTCTCGCATTATGCCGTGAACGAGATGAACGGCAGGATTGAGGAGGAATGGAAAATCAAGCCGCTGGAGAACAAATACCAGGGCAGTGACAATCTTCCGGTGTCGGCAGCCGCCAACTCGGAAATTCTGTTTGCATTGATGGTGAATCCGAATGTGCTCGGTGCAGGTATGCCCGGTGGCACCTATGCCGGCAACCAGGGCGGTTCCAATATCCGTGAGGCTTTCCTTGTGAACATTGCCAACGCGTGGATTGACCGACAGAATATCCTGGACCCTATAGAACTCTATATCAAAATGAACGGCATGCCGGAATGCGAGCTGCGTTTCCGCAATACCGTTTTAGTAACCCTCGATACCGGCAGCGGTACCAAAAAAACATTGAGCTAATGATATTCAGTGCAAAAAAATGGAACAACGGCAAGGAGCTGAAAGCGGTGATGAAGGTGAACACCGCCATCTCCTTTGACATGATGGAGGCACCGCTTCGGAATGCTTTCCGACAATACCTCGTACCGTTATTGGGCGATGCGATGGCAGGCGAAGTAGTCGAGATATACGAATTCGGTCCAAATCCGGATGTATTGGAACAGAATACCGAAGGGGCAACCGAACGGGAGAAACTGGACAGCCGCCTGCTGGAGATCTGCAAACGCGCGAACGCGAACCTGGCGTTCTGGAACGATTTCGATGAAATCAGCATGCGTATCACCGATGCGGGCTTCCAACGTCAGAAATCCGACAACGGCGAATCATTCCAGCAGGTGTACAAGTTCCAGGAAGATAACCTGCGGGCATCGTTACGCAACAAGGGGTTCAATGCGCTCGACGAGCTGCTTGAATTTCTGTATGCCCATATAGCCGAATATCCGGAGTTCGCATCCTCCCAGGCCTATCAAGACCGTAAATCGGCCATTGTCCGTAGTACCGCGGATGTCAATGACGTCTGTTTTATCAATGGCAGCCGGATTGTTTTCCTTCGCCTGCAGCCGCACCTGAAGTTTGCCGAGGAGATGCTCCTTCAGCCGGCCATCGGTGACAAGCTGTATGAGCATCTGATTGACGGACTGGTAAATCCCCCAGAAGATGAAGAAGCCCGGAAGAGCATGGAGCGGTTGCGCCTTGCCTGCTCCCGCTACATTGTGGCAATGGCGGTCAGACGGCTGCTGATGGAGACGGGTAGCGTCACGGACCGAGGGCTGTACTTCACCACTGTACAGCCGGGTGAGAAGGGCAATGAGGAGAAGAGACCCGTCGATGCGGAGCGTATCGCCGTACAAATTCAGAATCTGAAAGCGGATGCAGACATGTACATGACCGTGCTGCTGCGTACGGTACGGAACTGTTTTGAGAATTTCTATGAGGGTGATCCCAGGCAGATATACGACCGGGACAATGACCATAAACGCACGTTCTGGACATGAGGGAGCTTCGCATTGCATACCGTAGATTCGGAATCCGCCATGAGATAATCCGCCGGGTACCTCAGAAATGGGAGAAGCTGACACCGGCACAGTTCCTGCTCGTGTCGCGGCTTTATCTTCAAGAAATAGACGAACCATCCTTCCTGAAGGATTTCTATTCCCTGCCGTCCGGGGTCGGTTCCGACACCTATTACAGTTATAAGCTGAGCGAACTGGTGGAGTTCATCAGCGACTGCCGTGTCCGGATGGACCGCTTTATCCTTCCTGCCGTCTCCGGGCTGAAAGCACCGGGAGAACGCTTGAAGGGGATGTGTTTCGAGCACTTCATGCACGTGGACACGGCTTTCAACCGATATGTCCGTGACGGCAAGGATGCCTCACTGGACACTTTCGTATCAATGCTCTATTTGAAAGACAACGAATATATTGTCCTACCGTCGGGTGGGAAAAACGGCTTATTTAGCAGGCAGAAACCGCTGATACTGCAAAAACGGATAATGAAGGTGGCAAAAATGGACAGACACGTCAAGTATGCCATATTCCTGAACTACGTTTTTGTCAAGAGGTGGCTTTCAAAGGCTTTTCCTTTCCTCTTTCCGTTGGATGATGAACCGGAACCGGAGGAGAAGCGGAAAAAACCAACAGCACCGTCTGTCAACTGGCTCGACATCTTCGATGCCTTTGTCGGTGACGATGTGGCGGTGATGGAGAAATACCAGGCGATGCCGGTGGCAACGGCATTCCGTATATTGAATAAAAGAATCCGTGACGCTCAAAAACAGAAGAAATGACTTTTTCGGAATACATAGAAAAGCTGGCTGAAAGACATGTCGATATACGACACAAGGAGAATGATGAAGTACACTTCCTCTCATCAGAACGGGAGAAGCATACAGCACTGGACAGCGTACTCCACTATCCGGCAGTGATTGTGGACCGTGGCTCAGGATTCAGTTACGGTGGTAATCCGGGTGCATACCGAAAAGACCGCGATTACCTGCTCTTCATTGTGGAACATGTGTCCGACACCTCCGACTATGAGCAGATAGAGGCTGCCCTTGACAAGTGCGAGCGCATTCTTGATGAGTTTCTCAACCAAATTTTGGAAGACAAAAGGATGAAAAGGCTGTGGCTCGCTTTTTCCTTGGAAGATGTAGAAGCGGATTATGTGGTGAACAATGATAACCAGCTTTATGGCGTGATTGCGGCTGTTAGTCTGTCCGAACCTTATAAAGCTTTGAACTGCCGGAAGGCATTTGTTTCATAATATGGCAGATACGATTGACATACTCAAGGAACTTGCACTACAGGTACGGTACGCTACCCAAGAGAATGAAAATACGGCGGAACGGGTTGGCCGCACGCTGGTCGGAATCTTGAATCTGTTATCCAAATACTCCCCTGAAGAATTGGAGAAGATTTTTCTGAGGAAAGATCGAGCTGACGGCACAAATTTTCTGTTGAAGTTCGGCGAGTTTATCGACTCTATGGTCGCGGGCAAGGGTGCCGGAATATTCCCTGACGGCCGCGCGCAGTTTGAACGCCTTGAAGTCCGCGATTCCCTTACTGTCCTTGAACTTATCTTCAACCGTCTCTCCGCCATGGAAAACGACTATTCATTCTCCGAGTCCGGTACCATCGAAAGTGTATCGCAGTTTGAAGACGGCACATACAGCCTGAAGATGAAGAAACGGTGGGATAACGACTTTACTGCACTGGCAGAAAACGATGTTGTATATGGTGTTGTCAATGACCTTGCATCAGGTGGCGGCAAGTATTATACCTCCTGGCTACGTGTCTTGCATGTTGACACCTCAGCCAATACGATCAACGCTGTGATGTACCCTGATAGCGAGGTGCCGGGTGGCAAGAATTATCCTCCTGAGCCGTTGATGATATTATCACACCGTGGCAACCCGATTGATACTGAACGGCAGGGTTATTGGTATCTGTCATCCCGTGAGCATTGTATCTGCATGCTTAACGGGGTCACAAAACCCATCCTTGAGGAAAGCAACTATTCGGTGATTGTCGGCAGGCTGAAGCATCTGTCTCTGTTCGACAACCTGCCCATCAACTACCTGCACTCTTATATCTACGTTCGGGGATTGGTAGCGCAGGACATCCACCGCATCGACTTCCAAGGCGTATTGCCCCGCATCGCCAACGACCGCGGCGAGTGGAGCATGGAGACCGCCACGGGAGCAGAACCCTACCAAGCCGACCGCGAGGCACAGACCGAGACTGTACGTGTGATGATGTACGATACCGTGTGGCACTACGGATGCAAGTGGATGTGTCTTGTTTCCGGCACTACTGACGAACCCCAATACGGTTCCGCATCCTGGGCAATGATCGAGGGCAATCCGGATTTCAGCATCGATATAGAAAGCTCCAATGGCTGGTACTTCGATGCGGAGCGTTTTGCTACCACCCTCACCATTACCGGTGAGCTGTACAACCGTGACGTGACGGCGCATATCCTTGACAGTGATGTGGAGTGGACGCGCGACACGGGCAACGTCACCGAGGACAACGCCTGGGCGGTCGCACACGCGGAAACCGGCAAGTCGCTGCCGCTGACGGTCAACGACCTCGGCCCCGACTATATGAACATGACCGGGTGCAAGTTTATCGCAAGGGTGCTGCTGCGTGACGGGCAGAATAATTATGAGACAATGAATTATATAACTTTCTAATTATGCAGACTATACAGAAGAAGATAGAGGTCAACTACCGCCCTCTCCAGACCAGCGGCGGGATAGAGGTTGTCGGCAGCGTACCGAACGTGCAGGTGTACCAGGCTGACAAGGCCGAGTACACTCCGGACTACATGCTTACCCCCCTGACGCTGTTCCCCCGGTGCAATGCTACCGACCCGGATGCGGTGGTCAAGGTGGGTGCGGTCAACGCGTCATTGGTCAACATGAAGTGGTACGAGCGCTTGAACGGTGTACGGACATTGATTACATCTGCCAACAAGAGCTATGTCATTACCGAGACCGGAGCAACAAAAGGGACTATTCAGGTGAAAAAGAATACCGTTCCCGGCAGTCCGGTAACACTGGAGTTCTACGCCGAGTATGTCGATGCGAAGCGTACCGGACAGACGCATGTCTACCGTTTCAGCTGTCTTGTTCGCGCCGTAGATGGCAGCGAAGCACAGCCTAAGCTGGTGATTGATTCTCCTTCTTCTTTGGATTGGAATCCTTGCCGTGATATATCAAAACATATCATTACCGCCAAGCTGCTTGTCGGCGATGTAGATGTCACAGCAACCAACAAGTGCAAGTTCTTCTTCTATCGGAAGCTGAATACGGGCGCACTGGAGCAGATTACCGACGGTAACGGCGACAATGACTGGGAGTTCGTCTCTCTGACAAAGAACGTGCTTACCATAGACCGGGACTATATCGGCCACGAACAGACCTACGTCGTGAAAGCATCGTACTCGAAGGACGGTGCTCCTTCATCCAAGCCGGACAGTGACATAGACTATGTCTCCACCACCATCCGCAGGCGTATTCCCGCCATCGAGATTGACTGGGAGGGATTTCCGCAGCAGGTGGCCGACGGAACCAAGATGATATACCCGAAACCGGTCATCCGTGATACGGCAGGGATTGTCCCCAATCCCCAGGCCATCCTTGAGTGCGAATGGTACACGAAGGCGGCCGGCGCCTCCTCATACGTGCTGGCCGCTGCCGGGTACTCGCCCTCCATCCCATGCACCGACGGCATGATGCTACAGCTGAAGGTGATTGACAAGGGCCCGTATGCGGCGGTGGTGACATCTGACGGCAAGTACGTGACGGATGACAGCGGTAAGTTTATAGTGGCAAGGAAAAGAGATGTTTAACCATTAATCGATAGCAGTATGGCATTTTATATCAAAGTGACGAGAGAGGTTGCGGACAAGCTGGGAGTGGCAGGAATCCGCAACAGCACTGCCGACGGCAATGTGCTGTTATGGCAGGCCGATGTGGCAGGCTTTCCCGGCGATACGGTATTCGACCGGGCGGCAGTAGTCGGGGGCGTGTGCCTTTCCCCGCAGCAGGCCAAGGGTGAGATAGACGGCGTGGAAGATCCGGTGGAGGTCGCCACTCCGGAGGGTTTCATGGATAAAGACGGGGAGGAGGTGACCGATGAGCGTAGCGAGTAAGGTCGGGCAGGTAATCTTTTCGCAAAAGTCTGGCGTTTACATGCCAGCGATTATGTGCGACAAAGGCGACCTCTATCAAGAGTATGATGGTGAATCGGGTGCTCCGACAAACATAGCCCCCGACTTCACCACGATGAAGCCGACGCTCTCCTTCCTTCTCACCTCCTCACGGGTGGCTGAGGGGGTTGTGGTGCCCTCTTCCATCAGGTGGTATTTCAATGACGTGTTGATAAGCTTCACATCCAACGTTTCCACGAACACGTTCGGCGGCGAGACGGGGCATTTCAAGTACATCCCCTACAAGGCGGGCACTACGAACTATTACGGGCTTCAGATCGTGAAGAACCTGGTGAAGGCGTCGTCCGGTGCGAGCTGCAGCGTCAAGGCGGTGGCTACGGTGACCGTGGGCAACGTGTCGGATGAGGTGCAGTTCGTTTACAGCATCCCTATCACCAAGGGTGTGGGCAACCAGAACGTGGTGACCATCGTTTCCGGAGATGACAAATACTTTGCCATCCGTGAGAAGGGAGGCAGTGTCGTTCTCACGGCAATGGCGAGACGTGGAGCGTCAGAGATCACCTCCGGACTAACCTACAAGTGGTCCAGGATGGTTAACGGTGCCTGGCAGACACTCGTCGACCAGACCGGCAAGAGTCTGACCGTTACGGACAGCCTGGTTGACACTACGGGCATCTTTAAGGTGGAGGTGTCGCAGGGCGGCAATCTGATAGGCCTTGACACGCAGACGGTGATGGACTTGTCAGACCCCTACGACATCATAACTAATCCCAATCCCGAGGATGAGACGATTGTTTCCGGTTCCGGAGGTTCGGTGACTTATACGCCTATCCTTGTCAAGCGGGGACAGACCACGAAGGCAAAGAATATGCTGTTCTATTTTGTCTTTATGGATTCGGCAGGGGTCATTCTCAATCCGGCTACGGCGAATGTGGCTGCGGCAAGCGGTACCTGCACTGAAGCTATGTGCCAGCAGGCAGGCGGCAATGTTTCATGGACAATCTCAACGGCAGCATGATATGGCAAAGAAAGCGTTGGCAAGCAAGACGGGAGAAGTGAAGTATCTCCAGCAGGGACCGATCGGTCCGCTGGTCTATCCGGCTGGAGAATATTCCGCATCCACAGGCTACACCCGTACGGCTCTATCGACACCGATGGTACTGTGTGAAGGTCAATACTACGTGTTGGCTAAGGAGGGCACATTTAAGGGTGTCAACCCCAAGACAGACTATGCGGCAAACGGCAGTAAGGCGACATGGGTAGTGATGGACAAGATACAGTATGCCTTTATCGAGGTACTGATGGCGAATTTCGCCAAGCTGGCAAGTGCGGTGTTCTATGGGCAGTATATGTTTTCGCAATACGGAATAAAAGCCGATGGCTCTGCTGTAGAAACGGTAGGCGGATATAAAGATTTTAATTACAATGACCCGATGAATCCGGCAAACAAGTTTCGACCAAACTTACTCCTTGATTTTCTGACTGGGAGCTTCAAGGGACGTAATGTTGAAGTTGAGGGGACAATTATTGCCAATGCATCATTTGTTCGGATGCATGATTTCCGTGCAAACGAGGGGTATTTCTTTTTGAATCCGGCTTTTGGCTCTGAATTTCGGAATGGCCGTCCAAACCGAATTTCCCAGAGTATGTATATGCTTCCAGAGGCTGTCCAATATAATGGGATGAAAATCTCGTTGACAATATATAATGCAGCAATGGGAAGCACTTATGGTTATACTTCAGTTGTAACAACAGATGGATTTAATGAACTTACATTTGAAAATAATGAATATCATTATTGCAATAAGATCGCTATATCAAAAAGCGGAGTATATGAGTTCATGTCATTAGGTGCAATATGGATTCTAACTAAAGGAACGGACGTAGCCTATTCTTATGCGGAATTGGAAGAACGTACTTACGAAGACCCAATTAATTAGCAAAATATTAAACAAAACGAGAATAAAAACAAAATGTTAAACCGGTTGTCGTTTTTATCCGAAAATGACGACCCTCAAAAATACAAAGGTATGATGGAGAAGATTGATATTACAGCCACGGGAGTAGTTGATAGTATTCGTAATAAGATGGCAGTGGCTACAGTTTCCAATAAAGGATTAATGCCATCAGGTGTGTTATCAGAGTTCCAAGGCGCGTATAGTGTACTTCTGTTTGAGACTACAAGCACTCCAGTTTCAGGCTCAATTCTTTTGTCTATATCTGCAACATCAAGCGGAATGCCTAGCCTATATTACATCTCCATATCACGAGCTGGTAATGTAACAGGCAATCCTAATCTAAAAGTCAAAGTCCTCTCAGGTAGCTATAATATTAAGATTAAAGCTAAGACTGAAGCTGATGGAAAGTGCAGGATTTATGCTGAACGGCTGCAATATACACCTATTTTGGATGCGCTTCTTATGAATTCCTATGGCATATCAATGAAGATGGAAGCAGCGGATAACAGTGCATTCGAAGGAGGATTTGAAGCTACATTGGAATAGTATAGGGGCAAGTGCCCCTATACTATTCCAACTGTTTCATTTATAAGATTTGTATCTGTTAAAGAGTTATATTCCAAAGAACCATCTAATATAAAAATGCTGAAACGGCCCTAACTCTGAGCTGGTTCGAAGCCTTAGCGAGGCTGCCCACACCGCCGTAGTCGAGGTCCAAATACCACGCGTGGGTCGCGCTGGACTCGGTACTACTCCAGTACCACGTTTCGGCTAACTGCGTAGCCCCCTCGATAATCGATAACGCATAATTGATTTTACGCATATTCGCGTAAATCATCATCAGTTCCCCCAAAGACGGTAGCCACCAACGCCCGGCGGTCAAACCCTTTCCGTTTGCATTTACGCGGTTGTACTGCGCGCAAAACCCCGGTGCGTATGCCACGCCGCTACATTCTGCGTGTGTAATCTGTGCTTCCGTGTTCGCCTTACCTGCCCAGTCGTCAAATGCCACCAGTCGGTCTGTAGTGGTCTTACCTCCACCGCTTACCGCTGCGCTACTCCACTGCAAACCTGCGCTGTCGGCGTCAGTAGGTGCTACTACCAGCATTTTGCCGCCTTCAACGACTACCACGCCCTCGGCTATCTCGCCACTGTTCTGATAATTCATCCACTTGCCAGGCTTAACCATGAGTGGATGATTATCGCTTTTACGATGGAACATGATAAATACCCCTTCGGACAACGAATCAAATACACTGAGTTTCATTTTCCCCTGGCTATTCCCTTTTTCCACATACACATGGTCTGCATCAGTCACTATCTGATACTGGTTCATTACTTGACCTATGTTTACCTTCTCTATCATATATCCCTTGTACTTTTGAGGGTCAAAGGATAGGGTAGGAAAATGGATACTCCAAAAGTCTCTTATGTTTTGGTATTATTTATTAACGTCCAATCTTTCAAAACCTCTCCATTGCTACGAATGGTTTTAATATATATTCTTGCAGAGTTGGTAATATATAAATGGGCCGTGTATTGAAACCCTCTTAGCGCTAATAAAATTCCAGTGCCCATATTATTTAAATTATCAGTAGATGAATATACACCGGCACTGATTTTACTATCGTATTCTTCATTTAATATATTCTTACCTTGTTCAAATCCATTAGCTTGCATAAGTCCCTTGTTTGCTTCTGTTGCAGCAGGCAGTTTTTCTCTGATTAACTCAACCACATTGGCATCTGTTATATTAACCTTTTCTATCATATCCCTTGTACTTTTGAGGGTCAAAGGATATGACGGAAATAAGTAATAAACAACAATGAGCACAATAAAAGTAAAAGTTACTGAGCAATTTATATCGAGAACGAGTAAGGAAGGCAGGGGAATAACCCCTGCTAATAATTAGTTATCTGCATGACATTTATATATGCTTCTGTACTTCTCCCATTTTTTACATATACATTGCCATTTGACGTTTTTTTATTCAATATGATTTTGCCTCCAGCGGTAAAATCAGTTGAAATGCTATTTCCATCGCTCAACAGTATATTGGATGATACTCCGGCACCCACCATGATTAGAGCTGCCGCACCAGAATCGCTATTTCTTACCAGATATGCCCCATAATAAGCAGTACCCAAATCATATTCCTCCCCCGGTTGTAATGTCAGTCTCCAGGTAGGGAACATCTCATTCCTGATATTCTTTATATTGAGCTGCCTTGTGATGGCATTTATCACGTTTGTGTCTGTTATCAGAACCTTCTCTATCATATCCCTTGTACTTTTGAGGGTCATTAGAATACCCTTTTTGGTTAGGCTGTTGAATAAGACTACCTTCACCGCAAAAATGGTTTACGCATATATTCGTGTGTCGACAGACAAACAGACTGTCGAGAACCAAAGGTTCGAAGTCCAGAAATTTGCAACGGAAAAAGGACTTGTAATAGATAAATGGGTGTCCGAGAAGGTTTCCGGTACCAAAATTGCTAACGATAGGAAATTAGGTCCGCTTCTCAAGAGGATGAAGAAAGGCGACACTCTAATCATAACAGAAATCAGCCGATTAGGAAGAAACCTGATGGGTATTATGTCAATGCTTCACCTCTGTATGATTAAGGAGACTTGCGTTCTTACTGTCAAGGAACGTTACGAATTAGGTAATAACATCAACAGTAAGGTATTGGCATTCGCTTTCGGTTTATCCGCTGAAATTGAACGTGATCTTATCAGTCAGCGAACCAAGGAGGCCCTTGCTTACAGAAAAGCTGCAGGAATACGACTTGGTCGAAAAAAGGGGGATAAAAACACGCATTACAAGCTGACTGGAAAGGAAAATCTTATCCGAACTATGCTTGACTATGGTTATAGTAAAGCCGCTATTTGCCGGAAGTTGAAGTGCAATCCTAAAACATTGGATGACCATTTGCGGAGAATGCATGTCCTACATAAAAATTAAGTCATACATTACTTTTGCCTCTGTTTTTAAATTCATAGTTATGGCAAAAGCAGAAATCTTATTCAAGGTCATCCGCAAATGGGAAGGCGGATGGAGTGACCACAAAAATGACAAAGGTGGCAAAACCAATATGGGGATAACCTTGTCTACGTGGAAATCATGTGGTTATGACAAGGATGGTGACGGAGACATTGATGCGGATGATTTACGCATGATTACTCCGGATGACGTTTTTCATGTTTTCAAGAAGTATTATTGGGACCGTTACCAAGCGGACTTCATACACAACCAGTCCATTGCGAACATCTGTGTGGATTGGGTGTGGGCCTCCGGACGTCCCGGTATCACAAGGGTACAACAACTACTGCAAATCAATGTAGACGGCATCGTAGGTCCTCAGACGGTTGCAAGTATCAATCTGGCCAACCAACGGCAGCTGTTCGAAGCTATCAAGACAGACAGAATCCGGTTTATTGAAGAAATCTGTAAAAGGGACCCGTCGCAGCTTGTATTCCGGAAAGGATGGCTGAACCGGGTCAATGATTTCAAGTTCTCTGTCCGCTGAATTCTTGTCCTTTTTTCCACTCTTTTCAGCCTTTAGTTTTGTGTCCGGAACTAAAGGCTTTTTTATGGCAATAACTGAAGAAAAGAGTTTAATGACCTCCGAGAAATTCAATCGAGGAGTTGAGAACTGGACGTGGAAAGTCAGGAATACCTCCGTAAATATTCTACAACGGACACACGCAACCGGCAGATTGCGTAGGGAACTGCAATCCCGTTGGCTGAAAGACCGTGAAGGTGGACCGGCTTATGTCGGTCTGGGTTTCCGCTTTGCCCGGTATGGTGCGTACCGGGAGTATGGCGCCGGGCGTGGATATATCGTCAAGAACGGAATTATAATGAAGGGACATTCGGCATGGAGCGATAAGAAGAAACGTCAGGAACTGCGTTCTTTACGTGTTTCTGAATATCGTATCCGGCGCATGCGTACCGTTGATGAACACTATGCCGTTATCCGGCGAAGTCCCCTACCCTGGTTAGACCCTCCCATTGTGGATAACATCGAATCACTGGCTGATTTATCCGGAGAGTATTACGGTGACCAGGCACTCAAGAATGTGCTTCAGAAGTTTGATAAAATAACAATTGAAAAACGTTATGGCAAAAAGTGACAAGACTGTCAAAAGAGGTGTCTACTTGTACATCGATGGCAAGGAAATTAAGAATGACATCAATTCCATTGATTTGGAGATGAAACGCCTACAGCGTGACATTAAGGAAATGACACGCGGCTCTGAGGAATACAACCGCACCATGGCGAAGATACAGCATCTTCAGGGGATTTTAAAACAGCATCGCCAGGAGATAAAAGGCATCACCACCGAAACCAAGAAAGCGACTGTCAGTATTGGCAGTATGGTGGACTGGTTCAACCGTTTCGGTGGAGTTATCTTGTCCGTAATAGGTTTCCTTACCGGTTTTACCCTTGCCTTGCGCGCCATCAGAGACGAACGCAACAAGTTGGAGGAGTCCCAGGCCGGGCTGAAAGCCTTGACCGGACTTGATGATGACAGCATTGCCTGGTTGACCGGGCAGGCCAAGACGCTTTCCACCACCATGACAAAAGAGGGCTTGCGTGTCCGCCAGTCGGCAGCCGAAATCCTGGATGCGTTCATGCTGGTCGGTTCGGCCAAACCGGAACTGCTGGGAGACAAGGAGGCGCTCAAGGCTGTTACGGAGGAAGCCATGCGATTGCAGGCGGCAGCCAAAGACATCACCCTGAACGAAGCGGTTGATTCACTTACTTTATCACTCAACCAATATGGGGCAGCGGCAGACCAGGCTGGACGGTTTACCAATGTATTGGCTGCCGGCTCCCAGGCAGGTTCCGCCAATATCGCAAGCCAGGCAAAGGCTATCCGGAATGCAGGTACCGCAGCGGCTTCGGCCAATGTTCCCATTGAACAGACGGTCGCATTGATTGAAACGCTTGCCTATCGGGGTATAAAGGATGAAGTGGCCGGAACGGGATTGAAGAAATTCTTTCTGGTTCTTCAGACCGGGGCAGACGAAACCAACCCCAAAATCGTCGGGTTGGATAAGGCACTGGAGAATCTGAAGAACAAGAATATGGACGCAGGCGCCATCAAGAAGATGTTCGGGGAGGAAGGCTACAATACCGCATCCGTAATCCTTCAGAACACGGAGATGGTGAAAGACTTCACCGCTGCCGTCACCGGTACCAATGTGGCGTATGAGCAGGCGGCCATAAACAGTGATACCGCACAGGCCAAACTGGAGCAGGCACGTAATAAGATGAAGCTGGCAGCCATTGACCTTGGCGAGAAGTTGAATCCGGCTCTGACGGTGAGTACGAATATGCTGACCAATGTGCTCAAATATTTGCCGGGATTGATTGACTGGTGCAACAAATGGGGTGGTACCGTCCTATATGTGGCATCTTGTATCGCTGTTTACACATTACGGACGAAAGCTGCCACTATCGCTTCAAAGGCTTGGAACGCCATCACCAAGACGGCTACCGCATTACAGCTTGCCTACGGTATTGCTGTCAATACAGTTTCAGGTTATACCGTTACTTCTTTTACCCAACTTCGCAGGTTGAGCACGCTTTTGGCTGGACATAATATACTACTAAAAACTGTCCGCGTATCCACCTACCTCTTTGCAGGAGCCATGCAAGTGCTGCAAGGCCGTGTGGACCTTGCTGCAAAATCCATGCGGGCTGCTTGGACGGTTATGAAGCTGAGTCCGGCAGGTGCTCTATCTACGGTTCTTCTTGCAGGTGGCGCAGCTTTTTTATACTTATACAAACGTGCCCACGAGTACGTTGATGTTCAAAAAGCCACAAATCGTCTCCAAAAAGAGGCTGCCAAATCCACCGCTGACCAGCGCAAAGAGTTGGATACCTTGTGGATGGTAGCGCAAAACAACCGTGTTGCTATGGATAAACGTAGAGAAGCCATGGAAAAAATCAACAAGATTGCTCCCGATTACTTGGGTGACATCACTTTGGAGACAATCAACACGCAAAAGGCGGCTGATGCCAAGGCCCGATATGTAGAACAGCTACAAAAAGAGGCGATGTTGAAAGGTGCATCATCCTATATTGAATCCGAGAGCAAGAAACTAATCGAATACCAGGTAGAACTGGACAAGGCATTGGCCGGTCAAAAGAAAGCGCGTGAAAGTGCTACGTATGCCCAAACAGGATTCACCGCTTACGATGTAGCGGTAGAACAGCTAAAATTCGACATTGAACACACTAAGAAGGCTATCGAAAGCTATATGACCATTTACGAACAAATTAGCAAGGAGCTGGAAGTCTCCACCAAAACAAACAGTGGAACGGATGGAAATTCCGGTGGCAATGGCGGTGGTAACGGCAAATGTCCGATATGTGGGAACAAACCTTGCACCTGCGATAAAAACAATGCTGCCAAAGACAAGTTCGTCCAAGCTGAAGCCGACTACTACCGGCGCATCGCTGACATCAAACGGAAATACCTCGCTGACGATAAGATGACCCAAGAGGAATACAACAAGCAAATGCGGGATGCGGAGATGCAACTGCTCAACGATAAGCTGAAGGTCAAGGGGCTTGAGCCTTCAGAGATTCAACGTATCAATGACCAAATACTTGATGCGGAAATAAAGGCGCGTGATGAATTGCGCAGGCTTGATGAACAGTCTGCCAAGGATGAAGAGAAACGCCGTAAGGAGCAGGCAGAAGAAACGTTTTCCCGTTTGGACAAAGAGTACCAAATGCAGGTGGAAGCTGCCGCCATGTATCATTATGAATACAGGACTTCCGAGGAGGAGTATTTCAATGAGCTGCGCAGACTGCAAGATGTATATTACCATAAGGTTCTCAATGACGCGGCAATCAGTGAGGAGAAGAAAAACCAGGTACGTGAACAGATGCGTAAACGTAATCTGAAGGATGCCCAAAAAGATGCTGAAGAAGAAAAACGGATTGAACGTGAGAAGTTTGACATACTGTCTGACCTGGCGAAAGGCTTCGGAGAGACCATGGCGCAATTCTTCACGGACTCCGAGGTGTCTCTCAAGGACTTCCTGAAGAATATTCTTACTATGTCGCTTGATGCGTTGGAACGTATGATGATTATGGCCGTTACCGAACGCACCATCAAGAATATAGGTTCACTCGGCTTCGTAGGTGTAGCTAAAGCTGCCGGAGAGATTGCTCTGATAACTGCCGCATTTGAGACAGCCAAAGGGCTTATCTCCAATTTCTACACCGGCGGCTTTACTCCGTCCGGTGACTGGAATCAGCCGCAAGGTATCGTGCATTCCAACGAATTCGTCGCCAACCGTTTCGCTGTCGCCAATCCGAATCTGCGACCGATATTCGACGCCATTGACGTGGCACAGCGTAGCGGTAATGTTGGTAATCTGACAGCTGAAGACATAGCGGCTGTAGCAGGTTCCGGAAAGAGTACACGTACCGTACCTGCCAAGGCACCTGCTGCCAGCGCCACAACGACGACCAATGACCCGGCTATGGTGGCGATGCTGATAGAATGTACCCGCGTATTGCGAAAGCTTAAAAACAGGCTGGATGATCCGCTGGTGGCGGAAACTTATGTTACCGGCAAACGGGGTATCAACCAGGCTCAGAAAGAGTATCAGAAGTTGAACAACAATAAATCACGCAACAAGCAATGACAGAATTATACATTGACGGGCAATTGGCCGCCCTTCCTGAAGGGTTCAACATTACGTTCACCTCCGAGAATCCGTATTTCACCCGCAGTTCCAATTATTCCTTGGACATAGAACTCCCCATGCCTGCCAATCATGCCATATTCAAGCACGTGAACAGACTGGATGTGACGAAAAAAAAGACTATCCTTCCGGCCACACTCATCGTTGACGCCAGATGCCTGCTCTACGGCAGTGCGGTTTTACTCTCAGTAGAAGATGCACTGGTTAAGGTACAGCTCGTATCGGGTAATGCAGAATTTAATCTGCTGACGAATGATGATCTGTATATTGACGAACTTGATTTAGGTACAATCAGTTGGCCGAACAACAATCAGAACCGTTTCCAGCCACCTGCCAATCTGGTGAACTACTACGGTTCGGTGGACGACATTGAAGCTGTATGGTTGCCGGTGTTCTATCAGGAAGCCAAATGGGAGAATCTTCAGAACGATGCAATCTATGAGTTCGGCACGAACAATTTTACCCTTTGCCCCTATTATGGCCGTCGATGTGTACAACCATACCTTTTGACAGTCATCAAGAGAATAGTGGAGTATTTTGGCTATACGTTCGATACCTCCTTCTTTGATAACAATTTCTTGCGGAACGTTTATGTGTGCAGCGCGGTAAGCAGCAACCGGGTGGCCGCCGCATTGCCGCACTGGACTGTTTCCGAATTCTTTGATGAACTGGAGAAATTCCTTTGTGCGGTTACAGTGGTCAACGAACGCACCAAAGTGGTGAGTCTCGTAGGGCTTAACGATTATTTTACAGAATCCGGAAAGGAGATAATTCCTGCATCCTCCCTGCTACGGGAGTTCACTGTGGATATTGAAGATGAAAAGAATGAGAAAGACTTGAGCACTGGCAATGTGGGCTACAATCTGCCTTCCCATACGGATGACGGCTATCTGCGAATTGAAAGGGACATCATAGAAGCTGCATACAAACAAGAATATGATTCTTACGATGCAATGCTGGCCGCATACAACGGAATGGGTGACAGTGACAAGAAAAGTACAATCTTTATTGTTGGTAAACGGTATTATATCAACTACAATGAAAATGATAAGAATACGCTGCGTGAAGTCAATTTGTATGCGGATTTAATCCGTGACCCGGAATCGTCCGATGTAGAGACCTCACTCGGAATCGTCCCGGCTAAAATTATTCAGTTCAATGTCGGCGTGTATGGCTCTGTAGCTGATTACGATTTGTCCCGTCCGTACACCTCCATGGTATTGAACATACCCGCGGTGGGCTACCAGGCTACTGTTGCCAAGCAGGAGCGCTTCAATGTCCAGGAAGCCATAAACGGTGACGTGGAGTTGAAGGAGAAGCAGGAAAAAAACGGGCACATGGAAGTGGCTGTCAATACCGGTAAGTTCAACCGGCAGAACGTAACTTACAGCGGTCAGACACATGCCTATGATTATGCCTATCCTTTTACGGACTACCAGCAGAAGACCGGAGCACAGCTCACGGACTTCCTTCCGTATTCCCTGAGCTTGAACGATGTTTGTCCGGACAGTGTCGGACATCGGTTGTCGACACTCAGTCTGTTCCACTCCAATATCCCTTACACAATCCAGTTCCAAGCCGATAAGTTGCCGGACGTGAATAAGGTGTTTCTTATAGGCAACAAGCAGTATTTGTGCGAGAAGATTGAGACGGAAATAGATGTCGATGGATTAAGCAAGGTACTGAAGGGGACTTTTTACCGAATAGAATAAAAAATCCCCACAGTGGCTCGAAGCTGCGGGGACAGAATGTTCAATAAAACGTCTATCAAGCTATGGATAGCGAGCCTAATTTGTTACAAATGTCGTGGATGGCATTATTAAAAATCAGCCTGTCCTGTTCACTTAGCGTATAGACACGGCCACGTACCTTGTAGCCGTAAATACGCTGTTGCAGCCAAGCCGTACTTTTCCCGAAATAATTACGGGCGATATAAGAGATTGGCACAATTTCCTTCATCTCCTTTATCTTCTCCTGCAAGGCTATTGTACGGTTCAGCTCCTCCGCTTCTTTAGCCAGTTCGTGATACCCGTTCAACAGCCAGTCGGCAATGGCTTCTGAATCGGCTTTCGTGGTGTAATGTTCTTGTATGTACAAGAACTTCTGTTGGTATTCCTCTTCCTTGTTGGTTGAATCTCCATTTAGAATGGCAGTAAGTTCCTTCAGTTCGTCATTGATTGTTTTCATAAGCAAATTTTTTTTTGCCCCCTCTTTTCGTCCGAGGGGGCTGTTTTTACTTTTCTAATTCTTTTAGTTTGGTTTCCAGCATTTTTATCAGATGGTCTATTCTCAATTTTTCATCAAGTATGGCGTTCATCTTCTCTTCCGGTAACCCTTTACTGTTTTCAAATGCCCATTTCAGCATCTTTTGTTTCAACCTTAGCTCGGTTAGCTTCTGGGCAATTAGCAAAATCTCTTTTTTGTTTTCCATTACTTCCTTGTTTTATTGAACACTACAAAGATACATAGTATTTTTGATATGTGCAATAACTGTCTCTTATACACATCTGACGCTGCCGACGACTCCTTACGTGTAG